GGGGGGTCTCAATCACTTAAAGGTAAGTCTTTAAATGCCGCCTACACAAAAGCCTTAGACCTTTTTGATGTTGGTGCCAGTGCAGGTTTGGGACGTTCAAGTAAATATATTCCTAACATACAAGAAATTAGAAACCTTGCAGATGGTGGTCAAGACTATTTCGATAGACTTGCAGAGACTTCAAAACAAAATTTTAATATACAAGATGGTCAATACTATAATGAAAATACGTTTGTTAAATGGATAAGCGGAGGTCAAGCAGAGTCTTGGAGCGAGTATTACGATGGGGATATACCAGTTGAACTAGAAAGATTTTACAAAATATTAAACAAGATACAATACGAGAGCCCTTTTTATAACCCTGAGCTATTGCCAGAGTTGACTGAGTTTGGTAGAGAAGTCAAGGACCCTAAGGCTCGTAGTCCTTTTGCAACATCTGAAGTAGATGGAGACTTAATTAATAGTTTCATGACTTCTACAGGATTGTTCTTAGATTACTCAGCTAAAAAGTTAGGACCTATAGGCTTGACTTCTGATGAGCAAAATGTTTTTATTAAGTATATGAATGAAGATACTAATGGAGACGGAGAATCCGACTATCTAACAGAAATGAGAAACACAATTAGTAGCCCAGACTTTTTAAATTTAGGTCAGCAGTATGATAGGGACGGAATACAGATAGGTAGGACCTTGCAAAGAGATGAGCTCCGTGCAGTGCAGGCAAAGTATAAGTCTATAGCAGAAAGAAAAATGTTAATGGACGAGTCCAACGCTGATTTATTAAGAAGGTATGAGATGTATATGGATTCTGTTAAAGCTGAAGAACCTACCAGACTAGATACTAATATCGTAGAAGGATACTAACAATGGCAACATTTGATATTAATGAAGTAGCAAGAAGAGCACAGTCTACCTCGACAGGGCAGACAGCTTTTACTTTTAACTTCCAAGTCAATGCAGCATCTGAGATACAGGTGTATGTAGATGACACACTCAAGGAACTAAGTACACACTATACTGTAGCACTCAATGCAGATGGCACAGGTACTGTGAACTTTGGTTCGGCTACGTCAAGTGGTGAACTGATTACTATTATCGGAGACCAGCCTTTATCAAGGACAACATCTTTCCAAGTAGGACAAGTCAACAATCCAACTACTCTTGAGACAGAGTTTGATAACCTAACTATCAGACAGCAACAACTCAAAGAGATGATGGATAGGTCTATCCAACTAAAACCATCAACCAAAAGAACAGTAACAGGTACAGGAACCTCTGGCCCTTTACAGTTTCCTTACGATGCAACAGCCTCGAACAACGCTAACAAGATTGTTAAGTTCGATAGCAATGGTACAGCTTTAGAGCTAGGCTCTACTACTACTAACATTGATACATTAGCTGGTGTATCCACAGAGATAGCATTGCTTGGCACCTCAGCCAACGTAACAGCTATGGGTTTGCTAGGTACGAGTGCTGCTGTAGCAGACATGGCTCTACTAGGATCGTCAGATGTTATTGCCGATATGGCTCTCCTAGCTGATAGTTCTGTCATAGCCGATATGGCAATCCTTGCTACCACAGATGTAGTCTCAGATCTAAATACACTTGCTACGTCAGACATAGTCAGCGATATAAACTTACTTGCTACCTCAGACATAGTCTCTGACCTTAATACACTAGCAACATCGGACATAGTTTCTGACCTTAACACCCTTGCAACCAGTGATATAGTTTCAGATATAAATACACTTGCAACCAGTGATGTAGTCTCAGACCTCAATACTCTTGCTACTTCAGATTTTGTTTCAGATTTAAACACTCTTGCTAGTAGTACAGTCGTGGCTAACATAGCAACTGTTGCTAGTAATGTTTCTGGTGTAAATAGTTTTGCGGCTAGGTATCGAGTAGGTAGCTCTGATCCTAGTTCTGATAATGATGCTGGTGATTTAGCATTTAACACTACAAGTAACACACTTAAGTTCTTTGATGGTAGCTCTTACAATGCTATTGCTACAACATTTTCTATAGATGCGGCAAGTGATACCAACTTAAGTTCCCCAGCAGATGGTGCATTGTTATTGTATGATACTGGTACA